GGCGGCAAGGAATGTAAACTTAGTTCTTGAACAAGGGGTTGACTTTCAAGCCACCTTTACAATCAGGAATACTAATAACGCACCACTAAATTTAACTGGGTATACGGGCATTTCTTCTATCAGAAAACATCCAACATCCTCTACTTCATATCCGTTAACTTTAACTTTTCCAGATAGATTAAATGGAAAAATTGCAGTTTCAATGGGATATACTGCAACCGATTCCATTGATGGAGGCCGTTATGTTTATGATGTTATTCTGATTTCTCCCAATTCCTACAGAACTAGAGCGGTTCAGGGAAATGTTCTAGTAACACCAGGAGTTTCATAATGACAGATTACTTAGTAACATTAAACGAACCAGGGCCTTATAGAATTGGTGTTGATTACGAGATCCCAACCAAATCTATTCAATATGGAAATATTATTCTTGACAATATAAACTCTCAATTTACTGGAGTTGCTCATACTTTTGGATTAGCCGCAACTGGAACTGCATATGTTCCAATTAATGATCAACAATTAATTGTTGTAAAAAATAATCTTGTAATGGAGCCCATTGAAGATTATACCACCTCAACCAACAACATTATTTTTACTGTTGCACCAAATCCTGGTGATGACGTTTTTATCATTGCTCTTGCAACAACAGCTGACTTAACCAGAACTATTAACTATGTGGTAGACAGTGGATCAATTGCAATGTTATCAGGAAACAAGGGATCGGTAACATTAGATGTAAGTGGAGTTTTAGAATCTTTAACTATATTATCTGACCAACAAGGAGATTTGACTTTAGACATTAAAAAGTCAAATTATTCTACATTTCCAACTTTTACTTCAATTGTTGGAGGGGTTTATCCCCAGATGACTAATGTACGAAAAGTACGAGATGATAACCTAAATAATTGGGATACATCAATAGTTGCTGGCGACATTTTGACTTTTGATGTGATTGCAGTAAATAACATAAATCGTTTTCTAATCTCTTTAAAATTAAAATTATAAATAAAGATAGTTATCAAACGTCACTAAGTTGTACGGAGTTGTTTAAATGGCACTTTTAGTTCCCAATATTGGAGAAATTGAATCACTAAGGTATTTGATTGCCCAGAATAATCATACCGCTTCTTTGGCTGCTCAATCTCCCAGAAACCTTGTTCTCAAACTTTTCACCAGTAATACGACTCCAGCGGAATCGGATGTTCCATCCCCAACCGCTTATTATGAACCATATGGAGTTGGTAATACTAACGCTTATGGATATGCACCAAGCACTGGTTATCCATATTGTGTAAATAATAGATCTGATCAAACATATACCTCACAAACAGGTATTCTCCTCAATGGTTCACGTTGGAGAATCAACAATGTAGGTTCTGGTACAACTGCTACCTATCCAGAACAAACCTTTACCTTCACTGGAGATGCAGGTGACGTATACGGTTACTATGTAACCCGTGCAAATAACATGCCAGTTGCTGTTCAGGGCGTTCGCCATTATGCCTCTGTCGGAATCGGTACTACAGTCTCTAAAGGAGATAACACCGATCCAGTTATCGGAGTTGTAGGTAATCAATATATTACTATTGACACCGACCAAAGCGTTGATGACTTAACTTTGGGTATGGTTGTCGGAGGTAACGCTGGAATTCAAACAAATACAATTGTAATTGGTATTGATAGAGCTCTAAAAGTTGTTTATCTGGATAAGGCACTTATTGACAACATTCAAGTTGCAACTGATCCAAGTGTAACATTCAGTTACGGTAAGATTGTTGCAACTGGTCACCAACTGGTAGCTGGAGATGTTCTTTATATCGCAGCTGGTGCAGGTAATACAACTCTAAGTTCGGCAACATACACTGTATTCAGTGTTCCAAATGCTAATGAGTTCTATACAAGTCCTTCACTTACACCAACTTCAAACGTAACTGTTGGTTTAAACACTGCAACACTTTACAGTTCAATCATGTATGCTGAAAGATTTACAAACGGTCCTTACAGCATCCAGAACAACGGAGACCAAATCAAGATCACCCTTAATGTTGCTCTTGACTGATATCTAAATAAATATATCATTGAAGTTTTGGGGATTGTTCATAATACAGTCCCCTTTTTTATTAGTAGATCACATCGTTGTGAAGAGATGAATATTTACGAGTATAATTCATCTACTATTAATCATTACTCCATAGAAGATTGTGGAAATTTTTCCCCTTCTATGGAGATAGATGACTATGGAAATTTAACAGATAAAAACATAGACATAGAAGATTTTTATCAAATAGATTGTAATATCACATTAGTTCCTTTTGGATCAATAACTATCAAAGGAACTAAAACAAAATACAACAGTAAACCTACAGAATTTGAACGAGTTATTGATCTTAATAAAAAGTCAATAATTTTACATGGAATAATTATTCGTTGGATTGGATCCAGTATATTATTTCAGTTGTCAAATGATCTTCGTAGAAACGTAATACCAGATGTTTCTGGAGGGGGGAAATTATGAGTACCCCTAACATGTACTCTTATGATTGTAGACAACCGGATCCACAAATTTGGGAAGGTGGATCAACAATAGGTCTTTTTAGTATAATATCTGGACCAGATTATTCTGAAAAAACATTTCGCAAATATGATTTAGAAATAACTCCAGGTTCTTCCGCAACGGGACTGTTATCCGTTTCTGGGGGTATTTCTGTAGAACATAGTTTAAAAAGATATGTTGGAGATGTTTCCACATATCTAATTTCCAATTCTGCGGCAAAAAGTACAGTTTATATACCACCAATTAATAGAAAACCAATTAGTGATTCTTTTGATTCAACCGATTTAACATTTGATAATACAAATATAACCTTTGATAGTAATGAAGAACAACCAGACATTATAGTTACTGGAAATGCATTAACGCATGTAATTTCCAATGTTCCAGAAGAAATTGTTACTATAGGTCTATCGATATTTTCTACAGAAAAAACGGGACATTCATATAATGAAAGTTCATCCGGATCTTTTTCAACTGAAAATTATTCTACTATAAATGAATCCATAACTTCATCCGTTGATTATGGAGAATTAATTTCAACTCCAAATCAAGGTGATGAAGACTTTGGATTTGTTTTCAATTCTGGTTCTTCAATAATTCCTTTCGGATCTATTACTATTTTTGGTTCAGCAATAGTAATAGATCCACCTGATATAAAGACATATAACACTGGAGCTAATTATAGAGTTGTTTACAACCCACCAGAGAATATAGTAGATTTACTAAGTTCTGGGGAAAAAATTGAATCGGTAAGTTATGGGTATAATATAGATTCTGTTAATTTAGTTATTGCAGAAAATAATGGTTTAATAACAGATTCAATAACTGAAACTGATACTTTCGGATTAATTTCTGAACCTGTAGTAGGTATTTCTGATTATGAAGGAATAGAAATTACCACCACAAACACTCCATTTGGAACACTCTCATTAAATGGGTCAGCGACTACTGAATATAATAATGTTAATTTCTATCCAACTTCTGCCCTGGTCAGGGTTGTTTATAGTCCGGATGAAACTACTGGCACACTATTCAATTTTGGCAACATTACAGAAAATGTTACTTATAGTTATAACATCGATTCTTCTGTAGAATTCATTATTAATGATTTTGGATCTATAACAGGATCCTATGGAACAAATATAGAAAATTATGGACTTATTGATGAACTACCAACCGCTTTTGAAGAATTAGGACCGATTGAAGTTACATCTACATCCAATCCATTTGGAACATTTAATATTGATGGATCAGCTAATACATTATATGTAAATACCAATTTCTATGATAATATTACTACTGGAAAGGTAAAAGTTGTATATAGTCCAGATAATACCACTGGTACTCTCTTCAGTTTTGGTGATAAATTTGAATCAATTACTTATAGTTACAATCTATCTTCCGCAAACTTACTAGTAATAGAAGATTCTGGATTAATTACTTCTTCACCAACACAAGTGGTTGATGGTGGGTTAATTAATAGTCCAATAAGTGAACAAGATTCTTATGGAGATTTATATCTAACTTCTAGCCAACCCCCATTTGGTGGAACTGTTATTAGTGGTTCGGCTGACGTAATTTATAACAATTCAAACTTCTATGATAATATTACAACCTCCAAAGTAAGAGTTACATATAGTCCAGATGATACCACTGGCACTCTCTTCAGTTTTGGTGATAAATCTGAATCAATTACTCATAGTTACAACAATGATTCTATTCTAACATTTGTTGTTGATAACTTTGGATTAGTATCCAATCCATCAACAGAAACTAGTGATTACGGTTATGTAAATGAATCATATGGTGAACAAATTGATAATGGATTGGATACTGGTCTTGGTGAAAATGAAACTATCAATCCATTTGGTAACTTTACTATTTCTGGATCATCTGGAACTGTTTTACTTACTTATGGTCAAGAAAATACAATATTGTTCACACTATATGGTGAACTAACTCATCCAAATATTGACTATACTCCTGCAGTTTCTGGAATTGGAACTGCATATATTAGTGGATCTTCACATAATTCTTTTGTCAGTCAAAATATTGTATCGGAAACTCTACTTATATCTTCAACTGGACTTGAATCTAGAACTCATTCTTATAATGAAACTTCTATAGTATTAGATGTAACGCCAAGTTACGGATTAATATCGGATTCTATTACAGAATCTATAGATGATTATGGATTTATAATTGGATCCAGTGGAGAGACAGTAGATTTAGGATTTGTATCAGTTGGAATTGAAACTGCATACCCATACGGTACAATAACAATTTCCGGAACCCCTCTAATACATCCAGAGGTTGATTATACTCCAAAATATACTGGCACAGGATTATTCAATCTCTCAGGATCTGCAACTCATAGTGAAACCGATTCCTTTGGTGTTGGTAGAAGACGCGGAGGAACTCTCAATCTTTGTGGAGATGCTCTATATTCTGAGACTGATGCATATGTCGGCATCGGTACTATCGTATTAGATAGAGAAGGTGTTGTTGTACCAGGATTAATTGCAAGAACAAGAAGTTATGTTGGTATTGAAACGATCATACTTTCCTCAGGTGCTCTAGAAAGTGACCTTGAAGAATTTGTTGGATCTGGTTTAATTTCAATATCTGGTTCTGCTATAGAGAAAACAACATCAGATACTCCAGACAATACCCAACTATTCATATTCTCTGGAGAACTAAATCATCCACAAATTGATTATACTCCACATTATGGTATTGAGAAGAACATTGGTATTGGGACAACTGGTATTCAAATTACAGAATTAACTTCTGCTGTCGAGAAGTTCTCTGCAAATACTCCAGAAAATACTCAGTTATTCCAGATTTATGGTTCTGGAATTGAGAGTGTAGGATTCAATCCTCCAGAAAATAATCAGTTATTCACTATTTTTGGAACTGCTCTAGAAAGCGAATCCGAATCTTATGTTGGGGCTGGTGGAACACTAACTCTAAGTGATTTTGGAGTTGAGAAAAATACAGAGTCTTATGTTGGTGTCGGTACTTTACAGGTTTCTGGTGTTGTTGATGATTCTGCACAACGCACTTCTAGAGGCGTAGGGTCAATATTTATTGTCAATGGATTTAGTCCTCAAGAGTCTTATCCATGGCTTCCTGAACCTGGTGTCGGCAGATCCTGGAGTTTCACGAGAACAACTTATATTGCTCAAGGTTCTCTTACCATTTCTAGTGGAATTGCACAAACTCATTATTATTCACCAGTATATCCAAGAAATGCTCTGATTGGTGATCCAAGTTCTGGTATTGGAACCATCAGAATTAATGATGACAATGAATTAACTCTATACAGAGCGACTCTTCCATATTTTGCAAGAGGTACGATCTTCCTCAGTGGAATTGGACCAGAAAGTTTCACTGAAAGTACTTTTGTTGGATCCGGATTACTAACATTCTCTGGAATTGCTTCTGCAAGAGAGATTGCAGTATATCAAGATTATGTAACTGGTGGACTAATTACAATTTCTCAACAGACTGCTGGAATTATTGAGAAGAATACCGAAGCTTACTCTGGATCTGGAACAATATTTGTTTCACAGTCACTTGTAGAACGCAATACCGAATCTTACTTTGGATCTGGAACGATATCCGCTCTGTCTGGAGATTCCGAATCGTATTCAGCACAAACTCCAGAAGAGACAGTTACGATAACTGTTTCTGGAAGTGCTCAAGAATTATTTGTTGCTCAAACTCCAGAAGATACTATTCTATATCAATTCTCTGGTGCAGCAACTGATGAAAAACTTGTTAAGGCGTATAGTGGATCTGGATTAGTTAATGTAAGTGGATCTGCAACTGTAACATCCACATCAGCACATCTAGCAAGTGGAACGATTAGATTTGCCAAGTATACTTCGGATCAAAATTATGATACTTGTGATTCTGTAGATATTACTTCGGATAATCTTTATTCTGCTGCGGTAAGCTTTGTTGCAAATCCACCAGAAAATACTGTTCTATTTGATATTGATGGAAACGCAGTTACATCCGAAACTTCTCTATACACTGAGATTTCAGTTGGACTTTATACATTATCTGGAACATATCAAAGTCTTAAACTTGCTCATTCTGAATCTGGAATCGGTACAGTATTCATTACATCTACATCTTCCCAAAGTGAAAGAGACGTTTACATTGGATCGGGAAGTCTATTTGCATTATCTGGCAGATCGGAGTCTTATTCTGCACAAACTCCAGAATCTACAGTTATCCTACAAATCTCTGGATCTGCACTTACATCCCTAGAATCGGATTACTCTAGTGTAGGTATCGGCCTCTTTACCTTCAATGGATCATCAATAACTTCAAAAATTACATCATATACACAAGTTGGTTCTGGAATTATAACTCTTTCTGGAGAACTTCTCTATCCTGATGTTGTCTTTATACCATCACCAGATGGCTCTGGAGCAATCAATATTCTTGGATCTTCTAATGATTCTCTCACAAAGATATATCAAACTTCTGGAGCTCTATTCAGCTTCTCCTCTGGATTTGAATCATTTACCAAATCTACTTATATTGGGTTGGGAACAATTTATATTCAACAAACTTCTTCTATTACAATTAATAACCCATATCAGATTCCAAGAGTTTATGTTACTATCATTTAAAGTATAAATAAATGAAGAAGATAAACCGTCATTAAGTATTTCCATGACTAAGCAGGTACAGATAAGAAGGGGTACTACCGCTCAACATGCAGTTTTTACCGGAGCTCTTGCAGAGATTACTTATGATACTGATAAAAAGACAATTATAACTCATGATGGAAGTACTGTTGGTGGTATTGAGTTAGCCAGAAAAGACTTTGCAAACGTAAGAAAAGCAGAATTTCCAGAAACTCTACAAGTCGGTTTTAATACGGATCCTGAATATAAAACAGGACTTACAGGTAATCTAAATGTAGCCGGTGTAACTACATTTGCAGGAATTGTTACTACTGGGATGTCATCGACATCCAGCATGTCTTCTTGGGATGTTAAGATTGGTCACGGAAATACAGCTTTTATCGTTAATGGAAATCAGTTTATTAATGGAATTTCTACAGTAGTTACAACTAGAGGTACAACAGCTACATTTAATAACTTCAATGTAACTGGATATGGCACTACTGTATTCACTCTTAATACTTATGTAACTCAACCTTCTGGAATTGGAAATACTATTGTAGCTATAGCTTCAACAGAAGGAGTAACCATAGGCGATTTTGTAAGTATCGGAACAAATTTCAGTAATGTTGCAATTACTGGATTTGGCCAAAGTACAGTACCTACCGCATTTAATTCTGACTTTTTACACACCACAATCTCATCAACAGTAAGCGTTGGATCAACTATTATTTCTGTTGCAAGTACTACAGGTGTTTCTATCGGAAATTCGTTTAGTATTTCTGGTGTAGGTACAAATATTCCTATCATTGGATTTACTACGGTAGCTTTAGCTATAATAGACAGTGATATTATATCATCAAACGTTACAGCAATAGCTAGTATTGGATCAACCATTGTAGCGGTTGGTAATACTGGTGGAGTTTCCATTGGAAGTTCTTTAAGTACAGTTGATGAAGAATCAATTAGAGATGGTGCAATTGTTAATGCTAGAATAGTTGGACTCACTACGGCAACTAGACCGGCATATAATTCTAATTTCATATCAACTACCACTACTGGATCAGTTGGAGTAGGAATAACTATTATTCCATTTACTCCTACTACGGGAGTTTCTATTGGCAATTCAATTTCTGTTGGAGATATTGGTGGAAATTATATCACCAATGCTCCAATTGTTGGAGTAAATACAAATTCTGTTTTAGTTCCTGTTGGCTCAGCGTCTACAACCCTTATTACTTCTGGCGCACAAGTATCTATTAGTACCATTAGAACAGATTCTGCGGCAGTAGTATTACAATCTCCAATAGGAGTTGGACTTACAATTGGAAGAGTTGTCTTATTCAGTAATCCAACATTCCCAGTATCACAGGCATTCTTAATTGGTGTTGGAAATACATTTGCAGTTGGACTTTCTTCTGGAACTACAGTTTCAGTCTCTACAGTAACTAATAGTTCTCCTGCAATTACAGTTGGATACAGTTCGGTAAGTGAATACGAGATTCCACAAAATGCAGTGGTAACAATTAGAAGAATTCAGAATGATAATAGTAGAATTAATATTCAAAATGGATCATTTAAGAATTTCGAAGTTGTTGGAATTGCCACAATCAATGGATTGACATTCCCAACAGAGGACGGTCTTGATGGACAAACTTTAATTACAGATGGCCAGGGTAACATCGGATTTGCAACTGGTGGTGGTGGATCCGGATCAAGGGTTATCGTAAAAGTTTCACAAGCAACAGGTAGTGATAATAATGACGGTAGAACAAAACCAGTTCAGTCAATTAAGAAAGCGGCTCAAATTGCATCGTTCTTAGGATATTACTTTAATACTGGTGCTACAATTGTAGTTGAGTCTGGAGACTACATTGAAGATAACCCCATCATTCTTTATGATAACGTAAACATCATTGCAGATTCTCTTAGAAACGTAGTTCTAAGACCACTAAATGCTGGTATTGACTTCTTTAAACTGAGAAATGGTAACTACATTACTGGACTTACTTTTACGGATTATATTAACCCAACAACAAAAGTTCCTCAACATACATGGGATTATACGATTTCATTTGACGAACCATTTAATACATCATTAAACAGAACTGGTTATGCATGTACTGGAGTTCTCAATATTACTAATGCTACTTATGACCAGTATACAGGAATTACTACCATTACCACTTCAACTCCACATGAATTATATCCAACAAATACAGTAAGACTTGCTGGACTTGGATGGACTTGTGGATATGATGAAACTGGTATTGCAAGTATCAGATATAACAACGTTGTTGGCGTTTCCACATTAACATTGCGTTCTGCTCCAAATAGAAGTGAAAATGGTGGAACTTATGTTATTGGCGAAAAATTATTCCTTTATAACTTCCCATTTGCTTGTACTTCAGAACACGCTGGAGTAACCACCACCATCTTCCCATATAATGGATTAGACACTCAAGGATATGGGGCCATTTACCCAATTATCGGTGTTAACACTGCTGCTAAAACAGTTACAATTCAGGGCGGTATTTCAACTATTCCTCATACTTACGTTGGTTGGCAGAAATTAGGTATCAGTACGTTTGCATATACAAATACAACTGGTATTAGTACCGCTACAACTAGAGAAGCTCATGGATATCAGGTTAATGATAAGATTACTCTAACCGGACTCGCATTTACCTGCCCAGGCGGTTCTGGTATCACTACAACCATCTTCCCTGATGGAACAATTACCGATTATAACGTTGATGGATATACGTTTACAATTACTGGAGTAACAACAAACAGCTTTACATTTAATGCGGGTATTTCTACAATTGTACATACCTACAGTGGATTTGGTGCAGTAGGAGTCAGTACATTCATCTATACAAATTCAACTGGTGTTGCTACTTGTGTGGTCTCTTCTAATCATGGTTTAGTAACTGGTGACTATGTAACCCTTACTGGACTTGCATTCACCTGCCCAGGCGGTTCTGGCATCACTACAACCATCTTCCCCGATGGAACATCACCATACGGTTATACCTTCCGTGTAAGTGCAACAGACAATGCAACAACGTTTACAATCAATGTTGGTGTTTCTACAATTGCTCATAGTTACGTAAGTGGTGGTACTGCTAAGAAAGTTCCAACCGTAGAAAAAGTACCAACAATTCAGAAGATTCAATTCTATCCAGATCAACACCAAAGTGGTGTAAGAGATTTTGGTATTATTTCTGCTGCTTCCACAACCACCTTTGCGATTCGCGGTGAGAAAATTTCTACTATTCCTCATTACTATGTTGCTGGAGTTGGGGGAACAGCAGTACTCAGTAAGCCACAAATCTTCAAGTCTCCATACATTCAAAACTGTACAATTCTATCCAGTCTTGGTGGTAATGGTATTCTTGTTGATGGTGACAAGGTAATTTCTCCAAACGTACCTGCTATTCAGTTACTTGCAGAGAATCCTCCAGTAGGAGATGTTCCTGAGTTTGGTAAGTCAATGGTTGCTGCAACCTTTACCATGATCTCCTTTGATGGTATTGGTTGGAGAACCATCAATGATGGTTATGCACAGGTTGTTTCTTGCTTCCAGATCTTCTGCCGTTATGGTTCTCTATCACAGTCTGGTGGATATCTCTCCATTACAAACTCTGCTACAAACTTTGGTACTGTAGCTCTAAGAGCAACTGGATTCTCACCAAATGTCTTTAGTTTTGATAAAGGTCGTGTTGCTGCTACAGGTACTTCTGGTGGTTTACAGACACTTAGAATTATTGGTGTTGGTAGAACAGAACAAGAACTCTATGTTCTTAGATTCCTCGATGATTCTTTTGTAGACAGAACAAGTCTCTTTAAACCAATTGTTGTGGAGGCAACTGTTAACCCAGCTGTAGGAATCAATACAAATACTGATATTATTACAATCGCTGGTCACCCATTTGTAGATGGAGACAGTGTTGTATATCTTGGAAATGAAAGTGCAGAACCCCAGATTGTAATTCAAGGTCTTGTTAACGGTAACATTTATTATGTACAATATCTAACTGCATCTACATTTAAACTTTATGAAGATGATTCTTTCAGAAGATCTGTAGATCTTCGTTCTGCACCAACTGGTATTAATACGTTCCAGAAGAATAACCAAGAATTTATCGTAGATGAAGTTATTAATTCTCACTCACAGTATCAGAGACTTACTCTTGCAGGTGCTGGATCAACCGCTATCTTCAAGTCTGGTCAAGAGATTACACAATCAGTAACTGGTGGAACTGCTACTGGATTTGCACTTACATACCATTCTTCATCAAGATCACTTGTTGTTTCCGTTGAAGAGGTTGGTGGAACAAGAAGATTCTTCTCAACAACTGGTGGAAACATCGTTGATCATGGAGCATCACCAATTGCAGTAGGCGTAACTCAGATCGCTGGAATTACAACATATAGAACAATGGAATTCAAGGTGAATTCTACTGTTGATGGCAACGTAATTCAGGGTATCGGAAGTCTTCCAATTGCTTACAGATGTCACTTACACAGACCATCTATTGTTAACTCTTCATCACATACTTGGGAATTCTCTGGTTCTGGTACAGACTACAATGCACTACCACAAAATGGTGGTAAGACCGACCCAACATCCGAACAGGTATCCGAACTTGGTGGTCGCGTTTATGCTTCTGGTACAAACGAACTTGGTGACTTTAAGATTGGTAGTCAGATTACTGCATTTAACAGAACTGGTAATATCGTCTTTAACAACAAGGTATCCATCGGAGAACTCGATTCTATCAGACTGACTCTCTCCGGAGGTGTTGCGGTCGAAGAATTCTCTACAGATACCAACTTGGGTGAAAGTGAACTTGGTGGTCCACTGAATAAGAGAGTTCCAACTCAGTTAGCTGTTAGAAGTTTCATGTCTAACAGACTTGGAACCTTTATTGATAAGACTGTATCTCAGAACGCTGTTCCAAATGCAGTTGTTCAGTTGAATTCTTCTGGACAGATCAACGGAGATCTCATTCCACCAAAGGTTGTTAATTACACAAGAACAAACGTCTCTACTGGTAGAACTGTACTTGTTAACGAAATTCCTGCAATTGACATCCGTAATGGTGATACTATTGTTGAACCAGAACTTTCATATGTTCTTATTCAAGACGTTGTAGGTCAGTATTTGATTCTTGATGGAGATTCTACAAACTATAACTTCAGTAATGGAAATTCAGTAGTCAGTGCTCTTGCAGCTGCTGCAATTGGTGTTGTTACTGCACCACCAACTGGTGTTGGAATTGGTACAACAATTTCTGCATATGTTGGTTATGGTACTACAGGTCTCGTTAAGGGTGTTCTACTTGGGGCTCCAATCCAAAATGGTGGATCTGGATATACTACTCCTGGAATCTATACATGTTTCTTACAGTCCACAACAGGTATAGGTACTTCAGCTCTTGCAGAAGTTACAGTTAGTGCTGCAGGAACTGTAAGAGATGTTAATATTAAAACTGGTGGTCGTTACTATCAGTCAGGAAATATTCTTACTGCTATTGATTCTCAAGTTGGAGGAAGATCTGGAGGTGGTGCATTTACTGTACAGGTAAATGATGTAGAAACAAGACTCTATCTCAGATTGACAAATAATCAAAAGTTTGCTGGAACCGTTGCACTTCCAGACTACATTGCTGATGGAAATGCTGTTGGTCTAAGTACAACTTTAAATCTGGACTTATCTTACGATATTGATCCAACTACTATTGATACTGGTGGCGATGTTGACTTCACGAACGATAGAATTGTTCTTGGAGTTGGTCATACATTCCAAGATGGTGACGCAGTTAAGTACGTAACAAACGGTGGAACTAACATTGCTGGTGTTATTGAAAACACTACTTATTATGTCAAGAGAGTTGGCGTTTCTTCCGTTGAATTACACTCAACTTACGCTGTTGTTTCAAGACAAGATCTGTCTGGTAGTGGTATCGGAACTCATAGTCTCATAAGATGTGGTGTTTCTACTTCTAAGGACACGATTCACTTCGTAAATCATGGATTCACTATTGGAGATCCTGTAAGAATTAGTGGTTCTACACCTGTTGGAGTTGATACTGGAGCCTTCTATTACATTGGATCTGTTGTTCAGAATGGATTTACACTACACCTCACAAGATCAGACGCCGTTTCATCTATCAGTGGTGTAACCTTCAACGCTGTTGGAATTTCACAAACAAGTACAGGTACAATCACTCTTACTGAACAGAACGTAAGATATCAAAATACTGTTAATACTTCATCTACAGATCCAACAAACTGGTCTCTACTTGCGAGTGCTGATATTGACGCTGCTAACATCGTTAGTGGTACTGTTCAACCATCTAGACTTGGTTCTGGTAGTGCAAACTCTGATACATTCCTGAACGGCAACTCTTCTTACCAAAAGGTAGTTAAGAGCATTGGAATTGGAAGTACAACTCCAATGCAAGCAACTGCTTCCAGTTCTGACTTTGGAGTTGGATTTGCAACTCACTACGGTAATGTTGAACTCCGACTCAATAGAGTTCAGTCAACTCTCGATCTTTATTCGACAACTGGTGTTGCTAAGTTTAAGTCTTCCACATTCACAATTGGAGGTGATGGAGAAGTAAGTATTAAGAGTTCTGCAACTGGTGACGTTGATGCAGCCACATTGGGTGGATCTAACGGTGCATTCTATCTGAGCTCTCTAAATCATACTGGAACGATTCCAATCTCTAGGGGTGGTACAGGTCAAACTGGCCTACCTGGCAATGGCGCGATCCTTATTGGTAATGGTTCCGCATACAACTTAACCACAACACCAACGTTTACTGGTACGGTTACGTTCAGTGCAAACGTTGACATAACTAATGCTACTTCTAGTGGTGGACTTGAACTTCGTGGTACTGCTCCAACAATTAACTTCCGTGATACGGATAACAGAGGTGCGTATATTCACGTAAACAGTAATATCTTCTATATTCTCAGAGCTTCTGGCACTGATGTTGGTAGAGGTTCTTGGGCAACAAGTGGTTCTTACTGGCCACTTGAAATTAACTTAGAGAATAATAATGCACAGTTCGGCGGAACTGTTACAATGCAGTCCGATAGAAGATCTAAGAAGAATATTGAGACTATTTCTGATGCACTTCAAAGAGTTCTATCTATGAGAGGTGTCTTCTATGAAAGAATTCTTGAAGATGAAACTACAGAATCCAAGCGCGAGTGTGGAGTTATCGCACAAGAAGTTCAAGAAGTTCTTCCAGAAGTAGTTCATGAAGGTTCTGGTGAGGATGCTCGTCTCTCCGTTGCATACGGAAACATCGTTGGTCTTCTCATTGAGGCAATCAAGGAACAACAGAAACAGATTGAAGATCTTAAGACATCAATTGATGAGTTAAAATCTCAGTTAGACAAATAAATATACATAACGGAGGTTCTGACTTATGGCTATAAGTATTAACGGTAGTCAAATAATTGCAAGTGGAAACATGGACATGCGTGTTTCCACAAGCAATATTGTTGAAAGATTTAGCAACGGGTTTATGGGTGGAAATGATTATCAACCCGCTTTCATTGTTCACGGAACTAATGGATGGGTTTATTATTCAGCTAATACTTGGAATGAAATGTTGAATAATTATTGGGGCAGTTTCGTTGGAGATGAAAAAGGTAGAGGTTCCTATGGATTGAATGCAAACTGTAGATATTATGCTCCAAGATCTGGTTATTATTACTTTCATACAGATTTGTATACTTTATGTGATACCAATAATACTGCAAACTATACTCATCTATGTTTTGCGATAAATGGTAACTTAGCTTGGAATAATAGTAGACATCCACATACAATCTTTGGACATGGAAATAATCGTGGAGCTGGAGGATCATATCCTGCAGGTCCAAATATTTCTGCAATTATGTACTTAGATGAAGGTCAATATTGTAGTGTCTATAACTATAAAGGAAATAGTACCAATACACGAGTCTATATGGCCCATAGTTTCTTCTGTGGACACTTAATTTCTTAACGGAGGATCTATAATGGCAATTACAATTACCGGAGATAATATCATTAGTAATACTGATTTGAATATTAGACCAAATGGTTCTCAATATAATCTTTATTATTATGGAAATGGCCCAAGATATTCTAATAGAACTCCAGCTTTTTATGCTGCTGGAACTGTTGGATGGTTATACGGTGGTCAAATAGGAAATAATACGGAATGGGGATCTGTTTTTGGTTGGACCTGGACTCAACAGGGATCGGGATCTTACGGATTTAATTCACAAGGTAGATACTATGCTCCTGTATCTGGAAGATATTACTTTTTTTGTGAAACTTACTTTTATAATGATAATAATTCCTATAGTTATATTCATTTCATGTTTGGTAAAAATGGATCTATAAGTTTTAATAATGGAAGATCTCCATATTCTATTTTTGCTCATGGAACTGCATATAATCATGTTGATGGTATAGTACATTCCACAAATGTAAACTTAAATCAAGGCGAATATATGACTATACAGACACCATGGAATACTGGAACTACGAGAGCTTATGGTGCCCATACATTATTCTGTGGTGCTTTAATTGGATAATAAATATTATTAACAAGAGGTAATAAAATGGCTATCACTATTGGTCCTAATTACATAGATTCTAATACCGCTGATATTACTTTTTACACCAATAATAGTACCTATGTTCAACAAGTAAATCAAACATCTGG